TAGATTATGGCTGAACAGAAACAAAAATCAGAAGACCAGAAAATTTTAGAACCAGTAAAACAGATTGAGATTGAAACTAAGGATCTGGTTGCTACAAGTAGAATATGGATTTATGCAATAATTGGACTTCTTGCGTATCTCATTTTTATGGTTTTACCAGACATTAATACGAGAATGGAATGGATGGAAAAGGATCTTAATTCTGTTTTGGTACAGAGTGAAAGATTCAAAAAATCGACAAGAGTTTTTGCTAAAGATAATGCGTGTGCAACTTGTCATTTAGACCCAGACCATTTACTACATAATTTACAGTCAAAATATCCTAGTTTTAGTGATATTAAATCTTTCATGAGAGTAGGTCATCAGAGATATTGGACAAATCTAACTCCAATACCAGACGATGAATTAATAGAAGTTTATAGGACACTAAAATGAAAACATTTAACGAATATTGTTGTGATGAGTGTTACGATCATGTGATAATGGAGGCTGAATACCAAGGTAGGAAAGTCGAGTTAAATGATCCATTTCGAGCACCCAAAGGTGACAGTAAAAAGTTTTACGTTTATGTGAAAAACGAAAAGGGTAATGTTATTAAACTAGGATTTGGAGATCCAAACATGGAAATCAAACGAGATGATCCTGCAAGAAGGAAGTCATTTCGAGCAAGACATAACTGTGCTGATCCAGGCCCCAAATACAAAGCAAGGTATTGGAGCTGTTTTCAATGGAGAGCCGGAGCAAAGGTGGACAACTAATGAAAACATTCAAAGATTTCAAAGAAGCAGTAAGTAGAAAACAACAGGCTGCAATCGCCATCAGAAAGAAAGAGTCTGGTAAGTACGACAAGGATGGTAAAAGAATAAAGGAAGCACAAGGTCCATGTTGGGATGGATACGAAATGCGAGGAATGAAGAAAAAAGGTGACAAGATGGTTCCTAATTGTGTTCCTGTGCGTGAGGTAAAACAAGATAAGGACATAAAAGACAGAGAGGGTACACAACCAGCAAAATACTATGCAAAAGATGCAGAGGGTGATGATATGTCCAAGGCAACGAAACAGGCAAGAGCGAGACACTTTGAAAAGAAAAAGAGTGGTCCAGCTCCTGGCGATAAAGGTGCAAAGACTAAACCATCTAAACATACATTGAAGTATAAACAGATGTTTGGTGAGGCCAAGATTGCTGCACTTACAAAGAAGTCTGAAAAGTCTGGTATCCCTTATGGGATTCTCAAACAAGTCTATAACAGAGGTATGGCAGCATACAAAACAGGACATAGGCCTGGAACAACCGCACAACAATGGGCACTTGCAAGAGTCAATAGTTTCATCACAAAAGGTAAAGGAACTTGGGGTGGTGCCGATAAAGATTTAGCTGCAAAGGTAAGAGGATGAAAGATTTCAAACAATTCATAACTGAAGAAAAGGAAATAAAAGTAGGGGGTTATCAAACGACTCATCATTATATGTGTCCATCTGCTGTAAAGTTTCTCAAGAAACACATGAGAATGGATCATGACATAAAGGATCTTGAGAGGATTGCCAAACTAAGTGATGATGTCTTCAAGATAGAGGCTGATGTTGAAGAGTCGGGAAAGGTTTCTGATAGTCAGATAGAGAAGGCCCAAAAGTTGACAGATCAAGTTTACGCAACTATAGAGAAAATGGGTCACAAAAAGACTGAGGCCAGTTACATGGATCTACACATGGATGCCATCAAAAACCCAGATAAAGCAGGTTCGATGAAGGGATAGTATGTTTCTTCCAGTGGGAAAATTAGTCATTGCTTTAGTATGGGCCTTCTGGATGATGGGTGTAGATTCGTCATTGGGAAGAGAACACAATGACACAGAAGAACAAATCAGAAAAATTATAAAAGTCACTGATAATGATGATAAAAACCCAGAATATTTTCCAACATACGGAAGCACTTTTGACAGAGTAATTGAGAATGGTGTTTTAAATTGTGGAACCAAATTAGATTTTGCTGGATTTTCTGAAAGAGGTTTTGATGAAGAAACAGGACTTGAGTGGCATGGTTTTGATGTAGATATTTGTAGAGCAGTTTCTGCGGCTATCTTTGGTGACAAAACCTATGTAGAGTTCATTGATGTTGATGGTAAGACACGATTTGAATATTTGATTGATGGTACTATTGATATGTTGTCTGCAGCAACAACATACACTTTCACCAGAAATGTTTCAAAGAAACTAGAATTTTTACCCACAACTTACTATGATGGACAAGGTTTCATAACAAAGAAAACCTTGGGTGTTTCTTCTGCAAAACAGATGGCAGGTGCCAAAGTCTGTATGAGTTCTACTGGTACGGCAAGAAAGAACATCCAAGATTTTTTTACTGTTCATGAGATTAATTTCATTCCTGTTATTGTTCCAGTTGGAGAGAAGGCTAAAGATTGGTATCTGAGAGGTGATTGTGATATGTATGGAACGGATAGGTCAGGATTGGCCTCAAATCGTACAACATTTAATGATGCCGAGTGGCACATAATCTTACCAGAAATAATATCAAAAGAACCTCTTGGTCCAGTAGTAAAATATGGTGACCAAAAGTTTTCAGATATAGTTCGTTGGACAATCTATGTACTTTTTCTTGCAGAAGAACTAGGGATAACATCAGAAAACATAGAAGATTTTATAGAACACAAAGACCCAAATATAAAAAGATTCATGGGTGAGTTGAACGGAAAAGATCATCCACACCTTGGGGCAAAATTAGGGTTGAATTCCACTTGGGCATCTGATATAATAAGGGAAGTGGGTAATTACAAAGAAATTTATGAGAGAAATTTAGGAGAGAAGACTCCATTGAATTTGTCGAGAGGATTAAATAAACTTTACAAGGATGGAGGTTTGCTATACGCACCACCTCTAAGGTAAGATGATAAAATGGTTCGCAGGACTCAATGTATTCTTGTTGGTTGCTTACGTGCAGGTTCTAGCAATCAAAGATTACTTTGACAAAAAACAATATGAAAGAACACACTTTCGTTGTGAGTATACTGATGGAGTCTGTAACAAAAAAGTAACATGGAAGAATTGTTCGGGAGGGACACTAAACTTTATATGTGAAGAGAAACTAAATGGATTACCATAATGTCAAACGAACACGAAGGCGGAGAGTTAGGGAACGAAGACATATTCAGTAAAGTTCCCGAAGATAGAACCGCAGTAGACAATATACTCAGAATCAATCATGGTAATCAGATGCGGTTGGGATTGATGGCAGATGCCAAAGCCAATATCATGATAACAGTTTCTTCCATCGTTTTTTCAGTTACTATTGCAAATTTGGATAACTCAGTAATGAGATGGCCATTACTCACATTTGCATGTGGTTGTTTCTTTACACTACTTTTTGCTATATTTGCAATTATACCAAAAACAGGGTATCCAAAGATCAAGGGATCAGATGAGATAGACCGAAACTCTCCTTGGTTTAACCCTTTATTTTTCGGTCACTTTTCACACATACCGATTGAAGAGTATAAAGAAGACTATGCAAAAACTTTAATGACAGACGATAAGATATATGATGCTCTTGCAGGTGACATATATGGTCAAGGAAAAGTTCTTGCACTCAGTAAATACAAATTTCTCAAATGGTCTTATAACAGTTTTTTGATAGGGATGTCGGCAGCCATTGCAGTATTTCTGATTCAGGGTCCATTAGGAAATTTTTTACTTGATATTTTAGGTGGTTTGTGGGATATTGTATTAGGAGAAATGATTTTTACTCTGGATGGATTCAGAGAACTATTGTGTCAGGGAAGTCAGGCGTGTAGAGATGGCAGATAAAAAATACTACTTTGAACAGATTGTCGAGTACAAAAATTTAGATGGTAGTCGAGGTTGGATTCTCAAAGTAAAGGAAAAGAAATGAAAAAGTTTCAAGAATATCTTGATGAAGCACCAAGGATTCCCAGAAAAAAGGGGCAACCTGCTGGTAGTGACAAACACTCTGATTTATACACAGATGAGAATCCAAAAGGTACAATACATGGACTCAAGTTTGCCACAGTAGAAGATGCCGAGAAGAGTGTGAAGAAAATAGAAAACTCTGGTAAGAAACATGCACACAAGATACAGGCTGCCATCGCAATGGAACAGAGAGCAAGAGTGATGGGTAAAAAAGGACCAGCCGATGTGTATAGACGATATATTGAGAAGATGAAAAAGATTACAAAAGAAAGAAATAAATGAAAACTTTCAAATCATATCTTGCAGAGGACGTAAAATGGCAACGAAGTGTATCCACTCTAATATTTGATGTTGCTGGAGCAAGTCATGTAGGATTTGAAGCATTTTGGATGCCATTGTCTTCTTCTATAACAAAAAGAATTTGGCCCAAACAACTCAGAGCCACCACATTCCATGTAACAAATGATGAAGGATATGAAAAAATAAAAAAGTTACAAGGTAAGAAGAAGTCAATTTCTACATTTTTTGATATGAGGGGTGACTATATGGAAAAGGGTGTAGGAACTTCC